TACACAAGAGGTAGCGATACTACTGACACAAAACTAACTGACCAAGAAATAACTTTGGTTGTTGACAGTGCTAAAGCTTTCAAATTCATCGTAGATGATATTGAAACAAATATGTCACATGTGAACTTCAAAGAAGTTGCTTCAAGCTCTGCTGCATATGCATTGAAAGATTCATATGATGCTGCTGTTTTAGCAACTATGTTTGCTGGTGTATCAGCTTCAACACCTGACCATATCATTGGTTCTGACAGTGCTACTGCTGACGCTACTATGGCTCACGCAACTAACTCTGTAGACCTACTTGGTTCAGATGGAACTGGTGTAGATGCTATTGACCTAATGGCTAGAATGGCTAGACTATTAGATGACCAGAACGTACCTGAAGAAGGTAGATGGTTTGTTGCACCTCCTTCATTCTATGAAGAGTTGTCACAATCTGGTTCTAAGCTATTAAGTGTTGACTTTAACGCTGGTCAAGGCTCAATCAGAAATGGTTTAGTTTCAAGTGGAAAGCTACGTGGATTCGACATGTACAAGTCTAATAACATTGCCGCTACGTCTAATGCGACTGGTAAAGTTATGGCTGGACATATGAGTTCTACGGCTACTGCTAATACTATTCTTTCAACAGAAGTGTTGAGAGACCCAACATCGTTTGGTGATATAGTAAGGGGTCTTCATGTCTATGGTGCGAAAGTACTTAGAGACGAAGCTCTATGTAGTGCATTCTACGTAATTGACTAATGTCAAACTCGGGGGAGTCTTCACGGACTCCTCCACTTTTTACAGGAGATAAAAATGCATTGTGGAAATAAAAGAATGAAGAAAACTTATGGTGGAACTGCTAAAAAGAAAATGATGAAAGGTGGTAAAGCTAAAAGAACTATGTATAAAGACGGTGGAATGTCTAAAGCTAAACCTTGTTAATATGAAAGTTAAAGCACCAAAAGGATACCACTGGATGAAACAAGCTAAAGGTGGTTACAAGTTAATGAAACACACAGGTAAGTTTGTTAAACACAAAGGTGCAAGTTTAGAAGCAAACTTTCCAATTCAAAAGGTACATAAAAAATAATGGCTACTACATATCTTGACATAACTAATGAAGTATTAAGAGAACTAAACGAAGTTCCATTAACATCTTCAAGCTTTGCATCTGCTACAGGTATTCAAAAATTTGTAAAAGATTCAATCAATAAATCTTTATTTGATATAGCTAACGAAGAACCACAACTACCTTTTTTCTCAGCAGGAGTCAGTGGAGCAACTGACCCTTTTTATGGCAACGTAACAGTACCTAGTGTTGCAGGACAAAGATGGTACTTATTAAAAGCTGACAGTTCTAGTATTACTACAGACTATGCTTCTGTAGACTGGGATGATTTCTATGCTACAACAATAAATGTTAGTGGTGAATCAGCTCCTTTTGTTTCTAAAGGTTTAAAGTTTCTTACTCATGCAGATTGGAGAAGATACTATAGAGATAATGAAAATGCAGATGATGCAGATACACAGGCATACGGAGAGCCTAAATTTGTAATTAAATCTCCAGACAACAGAAAGTTTGGCTTAAGTCCAATACCTGACAAAGTTTACAATATTCACTTTTATGCTTTTACAAAACCTGTAGAACTATCAGCACATAGTGATACAATAGCATTACCAGACCAATATGCTAATATTATAACAGCTAAAGCTAGATATTATGTGTGGCAGTTTAAAGAAAGTCCACAACAAGCAGCTTTTGCTTTAGACGATTTTAAAAAGGGAATGAAATACATGAAGTCTAATCTCATGAATCCAGCTCCTAAATATATGACAGACGACAGAACCTACTTTTAAATATGGCACGTTCACAACCTTATACTGTTGCATGTAGTGGAGGCTTGGTAAAGTCAGTAAACTCTATTGATTTACTTAAAAGTCCCGGAGTTGCAAAGACTTTACAAAACTTTGAAGTAGCTACAGAAGGTGGCTACAGACGTATTAACGGTTATGCAAAGTATAAAGTAGGAACTGTAACACCTACACAACCTACAGGTGGTATTACAACTATATTAGGAACTTTTCCTTATGCAGACGGTGTAATAGCTTGTGCAGGAACAGATATATTTTTTAGTAACGATGGTGCTACTTGGTTACAAATAAATAAACTATCCGCAACAAACGGAGACAATTATACAACCTTTATAGGTAAAACTGCTACAGCTAGAACGAATCAAGGACAGTGTTCATTTGTACTGTTTGAAGGTGCTACATTTGATTATGGTGAAGTAATAATTGCAGACGGTGCTAATGAACTTTGGAGTTTTCGTATGGAAGGTCTTGGTAATTTAGATACGAGAACTTTTCATACTAAAGAAATTACAGTAGATGGAACTAATGGAATTAAACATTTAGCAATTCATGACCATCATTTAATAGCTGCAGGAGTTGAAAATAATTTAAACACTGTTTATTACAGTGTCTATAACAACCCTAACGATTTTACAGGAGCTGGAGCTGGTTCAGTAACTATATCAGACCAAATAGTAGGTATTAGAGGATTTAGGGAAGACTTAATAGTTTTTGCAGAAAATAGTATACACAAACTTGTAAACATTAACGATAGTGCTAATATTCGTATTGACCCTATCACTGAAAACGTAGGGTGTTTAAGCGGCTACAGTATTCAAGAGATTGGTGGTGACTTAGTATTCTTAGCACCGGATGGTATTAGAACAGTTGCTGGTACTGCAAGAATTGGTGACGTTGAGCTAGGAACTGTGTCAAAAGCTATACAACCTTTGATAGTTAGTTTAGCGAGAAACATTGATGACTTTACTATTAACAGTTTAGTTATTAGAGAAAAGTCACAATACAGATTATTTTATACTAATACTGGACAGCCTAATATAGGACAAAAAGGTATTATAGGAACATTAAGACCAAACGGATTTGAATGGTCTGAAACAATAGGTTTAGAAGTAACTTCAGTAAATTCTAACTTTGATAACGAAGGTATTGAAGTTTATTATCATGGTGATACAAACGGTTATGTATATACTCATGATAGTGGAAATGATTTTGATGGTTCAAATATAGATGCTAAATATCAAACTCCAGATTATGATTATGGAGATTTAGGAACTTTAAAAACTTTACACTACGTTAAACTATCAATAGCTCCAGAAGGAGATATAACTCCTACACTAAGAGTTAGATATGATTACGATAGTATAGATTTACCACAACCAGCAGATTATAATTTAAATGTAGATGCACCTTCATTATTTGGTTCAGCTACTTTTGGTTCTTCAGTTTTTGGAGCAGGAGAACAACCACTAGTTAGAGTAGCATTACAAGGTAGTGGACATAGTAATTCTTTTAGAATTTCAACAGACGATAAAAAATCACCTTATATTATAAATGGTTTTTATATAGATTTCATACCATCAGGAAGGAGATAATAGATGGCAAGTTATACCAGACAAAGTACATTTTCAGACGGAGATTTAATAACTGCAGCATTATTTAATGATGAGTATAATCAGTTACTTTCAGCTTTTGAAAATACTACTGGACACAAACATGACGGTACTGTAGGTGAAGGACCAGTCATAGGTATTCTTGGTGATGCTGGAGTAGTAACACCACTTAACAAAATTTTAATAGATACAACTAATGACCATATAGAATTTTGGATAGATGTATCAGGAACTTCAACACAACAACTTTACATAGCTGATGGAGCTATTGTGCCTGTTACAGATAACGATATAGATTTAGGTACCAGCTCTTTACAATTTAAAGACCTTTACATAAATGGTACTGCAAACATTGATAGTCTTGTAGCTGATACAGCAGATATTAATGGTGGTACTATTGATGGTACTATTATTGGTGGCACAAGTGCTGCAGCTATTACAGGTACTACTATTACAGGTACTAGCTTTGTAATTGGTAGTGCTAGTATTGATGAAACAGAATTAGAAATACTTGATGGAGCTACACTAACAACTACAGAACTTAACTATGTTGATGGAGTTACATCAAGCATACAAACACAAATAGACACTAAAGCTCCTTTAGCCTCTCCTAGTTTAACAGGAATACCTACAGCTCCTACTGCAGCTTCTAATACTAATACAACTCAAATAGCTACTACAGCTTATGTACAAACAGAAATTACAGAACTAATAGCAGGTGCACCCGGAACACTTGATACACTTAATGAACTTGCAGCAGCTATTAATGATGATGCAAATTATAACACAACTTTAACAACTGCATTAGCTACTAAGCTTCCACTAGCCGGTGGAACTATGACAGGTGATGTAACTTATGGTGATAATGTTAAAGCAAACTTTGGAACTTCTGAAGATTTACAGATTTACCACGATGGGTCTAATAGCTATATAACAGATGTTGGTACAGGTAATTTAATTATTACAGGTAATTTAACTGGTAATGTTACTGGAACCGTATCAGATATAAGCAATCATTCAACATCGGATTTAAGTGAAGGCACTAATCTTTATTATACAGATGCTAGATTTGATACAAGATTAGCAACTAAAGATACTGATGATGTATCTGAAGGAACTAGTAATTTATATTATACAGATGCTAGAGTTCAGAATGTTTCTATAAACAATGTTGTAGAAGACACAACACCACAGCTAGGTGGTACTTTAGATTTAAACTCTAATAACATTACAGGTACAGGTAATATAGACGTAACAGGAACAGTTACAAGTGATGGGTTGACTGTTGATGGTCAATCTTCCTTAAACAATATAGTTACCTTAACAGCAACAAATCCAAGACTACGTTTTATTGAATCTGACACAACAGATGTAAATACTGATATGAGAAACTCTGCTGGTGATTTTCAAATAGGCACTATTAATGATGCTGTAGACGCAGTAACTCCAAGATTTAACATTGACCATGCTACAGGAGACATTTCCTTCTATGACGATACAGGCACATCCGCAGCTTTATTCTGGGACGCTAGTACTGAAAGATTAGGGCTAGGCACAACTTCTCCTACTACTACTTTAGACGTAAACGGTACTATAAAATACGGAAGCCTTTCAGACGGTACAATAACTATAACAGGCTTTGCAGATGAAGACGATATGGTTTCAAACTCTGCAACGCTTTTACCAACTCAACAATCTGTAAAAGCTTATGTAGAT